ACGTGTTGCTGTCTGACAGCGCGCCGATCTTGGCGTAGTAATACAGCTCCGTTGAATATGTGCCATCGGGAACGGGGAACACCTCGATTTCGCCGGCGGTGATCGCGTAGTAGCGTGGCTCGTTGGTGGCGTTAGCCGTGCGCTGCTTGCGCTCCAGCAGCTGAAACTGGCTCATAAGCTCAAGCGGCTGCGTGTTGCCCGAGGTAATATACATCCGTATAACCTCGTAGAAGTCGGCAGGCACGGCGCTATACTGCGTGTCAATGTTGGCCGTGGCGCGCTTCTCCTGACGCCAGTGGCGTATCTGGCGGTTCATGTCTGCCTCGGCCAGCGAAATAAACGTCGGTATGACGCTCGTTAGATCATCTCGGTCAAGAAAGTCTGCGATGCTGGATTGCAGCTCTGCGTATGTTGTAATTGCCATCTAACAATCCCATGCTCTGCGCGACCAGTAGTTGGCGCTTAGTTTGCTTGACTTACCCTTAATCCCGCCAGACCTTGCGCAGTATGATGCTTTGCGCTTAGGCTGATCTTTTTTGATAGACATGGCAGGATCGCCGAAGTTAATTTTCTTCACCGTGTCGCCCTCAACAGCAAGCACCTCAAACTTCTTTGGACCGCCACGTCTAGGTTTATTTACCGCAGAAAACCCGTGGCGCTTCTTGGCTGCTGCTATTTTCTCTGACTTGGTGCGGGGCATTACATACCACGCCCTTGAGACTTAATTTGATTTAACGTCTGGATAAACTGTTGCCCTGACATTCTATCAACAGCGGTTTGACCAAGCTGAGAAACCATTATTCTAAACGCGTCATCGTCTGTCATCGGGGTCGGCATGCCAGCTTGCGGGCTTGGCCCTTGCAATGCTGCACGCGCTGCTTGCGGCATACCAGACGCAGGCATTTCTGGTCTAGCCATATTTTGCGCAGGAGCAGCAGGCATACCACCGCCAACAGGGATATTACCAAACGTCATGCTCGGCGCGGCTGGCATACCACCACCAACAGGCGTGCTGCCAAACGGCATGCTTTGCGAGGGCCGCGCTTGCGGTCTAACTTGCGCTCGACCAGCCCCTCCGCCGCGCGTCACTGTTGGGCGCGGGGCAGCTTTTGGCGCGATGCTTTCATCCGGCGCAAGCAAACCACGCATCTGACGCAGTTTGCGCATACGCTCTTCATCTTCTGACCCGTATGGCGTTGCAAGAGCATTGGCCAGCATAGAAAATATACCGCCGCCCTCAAACTCTTTGCCAAACTTGCCAGCGCCACCGCCGTCGATCATATCAATGAAGTCTAAAAATTTATCTGCCATGCTATTTCTTCTTTGCTGTCTGCGCTGATTTCTTAAACGCCTTTGCAGTAGGCGCGCCTTTGCTGCCTACCTTGCGCATCTTCTCGCCAGACCCAGCAGCAATGCGCTTACGCTTTGCGTGGATATTAGCGTACAAACCCTTCTTCGGCATTCTAAGCTCCTTCGCCCCACTGGACGCATTGATAATCTGTTGCGCGATATGCAGGAAACATCTGCCGCGCGTATTCCAGCCCGCTTGGTATGGACTGTATGCACTGGCTCTCGCTCTGCATCACAGGGCTGCCAAACGAAAAGCAGTTACCCTCGACGCTGCAAAGCAAAAGCAGCGCCGTCCACATCACTTCTTCTTCTTCGCGTATGACACCTTCTTGCCAGACTTCTTGGCGGCGGCCTTGGCTTTCGCCATGCCTTTGGGCGTGTACGCGTAGTGCTTCGATCCAACTTTTGGCATCATAATCTCCATAAATTACGCGCAGCGTAACATATTGAGCAAGATTAGGCTATACCGCGCAAGTTCCTGCGTATCGCGCCACGCCAAGACATCATCGGGCCGGACAATGCCGTTGCCGCGTCCGACGCCATAGTTAAGCAAACAGCATCAGCTAAATCCGGCGAACGCAAGCCACGCTTGCGCATGCTGTCCTTGCTTTCAGCTTGCATTTTGCCGGACGAGGTAAAGCTATACCGTATGGCAGTTAGATCAGCCCGCAAGTCATCATCTTCCGGCAGCTTACACGAACGATCCTCTAGCCACGCCTTTGTCTTAAACCACAGCTCAGTACGCAAATTATTATATGTCTCACCCATGCTGGGAGCCTCAGCAACATTCACACCACGCACAGGCGCGCCTAGCTCACGCAATCTATCAACCACACCAGCGCCGACGCCAATGCTATCCACAAGTATCTCATCAGGCTGCTGGCTGGGCGGCAACGCCTCATACTCAGCCATTACCCTCCCCACGGTCTGCATCAGATCCAAACCCTGCCACGACTTAACTTCCGTTATAACGTTAGACTCGCGCTTACAAAACGCCGTCCTATCGCTACCAAATCTTGCCGGATCTATGGCCCACACAGTCTTCGCATTCGGCGCAAGCTCAATATCACGCTTCATAGCACTCTCCACCAAATGATACGGCACAATCGTATCATCGTCGGCAAGAGGAAAATCACCCATGACCCTTATCAAAAACGCGTTAGATTGTTCGCCGTATCTCACGCGCATCTCGTCAACAAACTCTTCCGACACCAGCGGGCTATCCACGCATGACCACCGACGCGTCCACCAGTTAGATGCCATCTTTGTCTGGCTTTCGTAAAACGTTCCGCTGGATCTGGTCGGGTTAGACAAAAGTATCGTGGTCGCGTTGTGGCCCGACATTGATCCAGCAGCAGCCTCAAACACCTTCTCAGGCACACCGCTGGCTTCATCAACAACCAGCAAAACATGCTCTGAGTGAACGCCAGCCAATGCTTCTGGCGTTTCTGCACGGCTGGTACGGGCCGATATAAACGCCTCTGACGATGCAGCGGCAAGCTCAACGCGATCCGACTTCACCGTAAGCAGCTGCGATATCTCCTTGGGCAGCTCATTTATCCAACGTTTAAGCTCGGCAAAAAGCGCATCAAAAAGCTGGCCGCTGGTCGGCGCAGTCACAACAACCTTATTCGGAAACCGCAGCAACAAAAACCAAAGCATGGCCCAAGACGCGGATGTGGACTTTCCCGTGCCATGACCAGACCTTACGCTAATCTTACGCTCGCCAGCCGCAATGGCTTGCAAAAACTCTGCCTGATATGGCAGCGGCTCAGCGCCAAGCATCTCCCTAACAAAACGCACAGGATCTTGCGCGTACCGCGTCACAAAATCCTTCATCAGTTTTGCCTGCGCTTCACTCATTGTCTGGCTCCGGCGTAACGTCAATAATGCTTGACCTATTCTTACGCAGCGCATCCAAATGCATGTCGCCCAAGCTAATCGTCACCTGAGCCGAAGGCTTCGTGCCGTACCTGTCAGCGTTCGCAGAGCCTGCCATAAACCGGCGATGATGAACACGCTCACGCGCCAAGCTAACATCAGTCGATGTCAGGTCAGGCTTGTGCGTAAGATCATCCAATATGGCCAAGCCTTCCTCAACAAAAGCATCTGCGCTGTCTTTCCTAGCGCGCTCCAAAGCCTCGCGGTAGTCCGGCACAGAATTAATGGCCGCGCTTAGGTAAGACCTGCTGCAATTATATTCTTCCGCAAGCTTGGCCAAAGTCACGCCTGATGCAACCTTGTCCGTTATGTAATCTATGCCACCGCGCTTGGCCACATCGCTTAGTATGCGCTTTTTTAACGCTCTGCCCGCCATTTGCTTTTCCCTAAATTTTGCAAAATTTTACGTGGGGCGGCGAAGGATGGCAAGGGGGGTGCAGGGGGGGTGCAGGATTTGTGTGTGTGAGGGTATAATAATAACACTACCGGCAGAAAGCTTTGGCGGGGGGGGCTTTGCGCCTGCAAGCTTCAAAAGCTGGCCAAGTTGCGTCTGGTGCATGGCTAAAGGCATGGCGCATAATAATTATTATGTTAAGTGCGTTTAATATCAATGACTTATGCTATGATCGCAGCGCATGGCTATGCATGGCACAACATGTTGTGCCTGAGTCGCGCCACAATGTGCTTTTGACCAGTCGGTAAAAATTTGACCATTTGGTAAAAAATGCGTATTCGCGCGCGCGTCTGTGTGGTGACGCTTCACTGTGTTGCGCGTCACTTTTTTTGCATTTAATTGCATTTTATGCTTGCTCTATATATATCCTTGTGATATCTCTTGGATATCAACAGAGAGGAAACGCAATGAAATATAAAGCTGGACAATTAAACGACGGCAAATGGGCGGTTCTTACCGGCTCTAAATACTTCACTGAGTCAGTGACGGATTCAAAGCAAGCCGCCGAGCGTGACGCGCTAATCAGATCAATGCAATGGTATTATGAGAAAAGCGTTGAGGCGTGGGACGCTGGAATTGACGCGGGCATAATTGACCATAGCGAAGATAGAACAGATTACTTGTGTTGACCCATCGCTTAGCAGCGCTCAGCGGCGCTGCCTTGCCATGTGTCAAGCATGAAACAAAAACAAAACACGGAGATAAAGAAGATGGAAAAAGCAAAACCAGAATGGACAGGAAATTTCACACCTAAAATGCATCAGCGCGTGCGCGTTAAAGTGAACAGCTTAGGCTTTGGCCGCATCATAGGCTTTTTCGAGGAATGCGGCTGGAAGGGCGTGATTGTTACACTTGAAGACGCGCCAGAATGGCATAAGCGCCAAAGAAATAATGACCCGCGGTCATGGGTTTTTGGCCGCGAAATTGAGCTTGTAGACGATTGACCCATCGCTTAGCAGCGCTTAACAGCGCTGCCTTGCCATGCGTCAGTAAATTTACACTTGACCACATGATAGCAATCAGATATCACTAAGATATAACAACATAAAACACGGAGACAAATAAAATGAAAGTATTATCAGTCAACCTGCAAGACAACGAAATAGGCGCAAAGCGTGAGCGCGTCAATAACGGCTTTTCCAGTGAGCTGGCCGTGATAGAGCCAAAGACAGGCCGAAGTGTCGCAATTTTTCGCACCTATATCACCGGTTACACCTTTCATTGTTGCGCTTGGTTTCATAGCGCTGATAAACACGGGTCAGGCTATGGCAAGGCAACCGGCAGCGGCTACTGCAAGGAAAGCGCAGCAATAGACGAGGCCATTGCAAACGCTGGCATTGCCTTAGACAAACGCTTTGGCGGCCGTGGTGAAAGCGCTATACGCGACGCAGCTTTAGCCATCGGCCGCAAGCTTACCGGCAAGCGTAATTTGATTCTACATAAAGCGCACGGATAGGCCGCATGATGCCCATATTACACAAAATAGCCGCTTGCTTATTCTTGCTGCATTTATTCGGCTCAATGTCCTATTTGGTTTGGCTTCCAATTCTTTTGGAGGCCACGCAATGACCCGCCCCGAGCTTATCGCAATCATCAAATCAATTCGCCCGCATGACATCGCGGGCGGCATTGTCCTCTTTGCCGCGCCAATCATTGCGGCAATATTATCAGGAGCTTTTTAAATGTTTTCTTACCAGTACACACCGGCGCAAGCGCAAGCCATTGTTAATCAATGGAATGAGCTTGCCAATGATTCCCATCAGATCGATTGGCTGCAATGCCATACGATTATGAACGATAGCTTTGATGACGAGCTTGCGCTTTCTGGCGCGGCGTCTATCGAAGTATCGGCCCGCGAAAGTAAGACGGGCAACCCCACCACGTTCGATATCTACGAACATCAGCTAACTAAAACAGGAGCTTAACCATGACTAGCGAAAAACAAACCCACCAGAACCAAGCTAACCGCATGGCGGCGCGTAAAAAGTTTCTTGACGCGCTGCAAGAAGATCAACGCGAGGCGCTGCAAAAATCATTCGACGCAATGCAGAATTGCGTTTGGATGCTTAACGAATGTAACGATCTTTATGTGTCAGACGTTGCCAAGCTGGAAAGCGCTTTCTATAGGTTGCAAAATATATTCTTCGATATAGAGCCAAGCGAATGGCAGCTTGAACGATTTGCGCAGCATGGTGTAAAATGGCCACCTACGCCGCGTGGACGTCCGGCAAAATCTGATTAATGCAGCATTGCGCTGACGTCATCATCGGCTAGGCCCGCCAAAGCCTCCACCATGCTTTGCGCAATTTGTTGAACGCTTGACCCGTCAGTCAAGCGTTCTTCAATATATTCGGCCAGCGCGTCCAATTCCGCTTCCGCTTCCTCGTTATTTTCAACCGGCATTATCAGCGTTAGCTTTATCATTTGCCCACGCTATCCCAAAAAAAAGACCATGCAAAGCTTTTGCTTCACATGGTCAAGTATGTCGCTGATATGAGGTAAAGAGCAAATCAAGGCGCGACAAGCGCAGACAGGGAGGAAACCGCGCTTGTCAAAAGCTAGGCCAGAACAGCCTAAAGATCAAGCCCCATAAAACCCCGA